CATGTCTAACGCAAATACAAAAGAAATTATACAAAAATCACTAAGTGATACGAGATGTGAAAACGAAATGTTAAAAGAAATTGTTGAGCTAGAAAAAGAAATTGTGCAACTACAAAAACAAGAGGTAGCCTGAAAGATTTAAAAGTATTATTCCATATCCCTTTCATCTGCATACACAATGACACATCTACAGTTAATAACATTAGCTGCACCACCTCTTGAATCACCTGCAAATCCCATAGGCACTCCACCAACAGTAAAGTCTTCGTCCATATCTACTATTTGACCACTAGCTGCGGCGTGAGTTGGTCTCGTTCTAGCATCATTAGTTGCAACCCACTTCTTTAACATCTTCATACCTAAATCTTCTTGTACTGTTTTATGGTACGAATGATTTGCAAAAGAAGCTGCACTATGTGTTTCTGTTCTTGCAATAAGTGCTGCTCTTGCTCTGCTTATTGGTAAAAACTTATCTGATACAAGTTTTGCTATTTGTGGAAGTGTAAGGTTATCTGCTCTGCCTTGTTCTATTATTTTAGATATTCGGTTTGCCATACGAACACTTATACCAGTTAATATTAATTGTCTTGATGTAAAATATTCGTTTACAACATTCTCAAAGTCTACACTTCTACCAAATACAACTGCTTCTTGTTTGTAATTGTCTTCATACTTGTTTTCGTTAAAATCGTATATAGCTTTGAATACCCTACGATAATGTGATTGTATTAAAGGTATAAAATCTTCATTAAGAATTTGTACTGCTGTTGCTTCTTGATATATTCCGTATTCTTTATATAAATGCATTTGCACTCTTACAAACTTTCTAAATAAAGAATCTAATCTTTTAAAAAATCTTTTTTCTAAATTATTTCGTAGTATAAGTTGTTGTCTTATTTCGTTACGTTCAGATATTCTTCTTTGTCTAAGACTTCTTATTCTTTTGTATTGGGTTGCCTGACTCACAAGAAAAATTTTACAAAACTCACAAGTCAGGTCTTAGAGGAAAGTGGGTGTCCTTTTGGAAATAAATCTTGGTCATGTTTACCACCTTGAAATCTACCTGTTCTTAATGCAAAAAGAAAACTGTTTGTTCTAGCATACGCCCATTGGTCAGGACCACTAACATTTGGTCTAACACTTGCAGGATTGTTTCTGTATGCTCCAACACCTCTTCTAAAGACTGCTTCTAACATTCTTAATGTTGCTCTTTTCTTTGGGTTGTCACCATACTTTTCATTATGGTTATCAACTTTCTTTTGTAATGCTTCTTTTACTTTGGCAGAAACTTGTTTTTCATCTTCAACCACAGATATGTATTTATCATCATCTTTTGGTTCAAAATCTTCTAACTCCTTTCTGCCTTCAAGCTTTTTTGTAAGTTCTAGTATGACATCTTTCATACCCTGTTCACCTAAGTTACCAATAACACCCCATTTAATTTGTGCTACTACACCTGCAACATTAGATAGATTTGGTTCTTTACTACCACTTCTAAATGCTTGTCCATCTCTAAAATGTCTAGCTGCCCATGCTTCTCTTTCTTTTATCCACTTTAGTACAGCAGGTGATTCAGAACCATCTCTTGCTCTACCCCATAACATATAAGCTTCATTACCTCTAATATTGCCACCTGCTTTCCATATTTGTTTGCCTACCCCTTCTTCTTTTAGATTAGTTGCAAAGGTATAATCAAATTGTGGATATTTACTATTCCTTAAAGAAATCTTTTTGTTATCACCTCTTTTTGGAAAGTTAGTCAAATCATTCTTTTCTTCTTCCATCATGAAGTCATCATCAAAATCATCATCATACTCTTTCAAATCTTCTTCATTAATTGGGTCTTCAGGTTTATCTACTCCTTCATCTGTCAAAGGGAATAGTGTTGCTGATATATATAAATCATCAGCACCATCTACAGGTTGTAATCCTATAATCTCTCTAGCTTCGTTTCTTGTCATAATTCCTTCACGAACTGCTGATGTTACATTCTCATAAATCTTTTTTCTTCTTTCTGACAAAGCTGGTATTGAATCAATATCAAATTCAAGTTGAAGTCTTTCATCAAACATTGGTACAAGCCATTCATTTAAGTCTGACGATAGTTTTCTTAGATGTGGAATAATTGTCTCTTCATACAAAGCTAATCTTGCTTCAGCTACATTTGAATAAGTTTGAGCATCAGGCACACCAACTAATTGACTAGGAACACCAAAACACATTGCTATATCTGTAGCACTCATGTGTTTAAGATTTAAGAAATCCATATCTTTAGGGCTTAAACCCATTTCTTTCCAATCAAAGTCACCTTCCAGTAGTAATGGTCTTCCTGCATTAGCTGTTCCACTAAATCTGTTATTTAAGTCTGTTAATAGTTGTTGTCTTTGTGATTCTGTAAGATTTACAGCAAACCCAGCATCATCTTGTGGTTTAAATATGACTGCACCACTTGGTCTAGCACCATTGTTTAAAAGGTTTACATTATGTTTACTTGCCATATTAAATTGGTCAATTTCAACAGCTGCAGCACTCATGGGAGATAAACCATAGTAATCATCTAGTGGATTCCATAGTTTTATGTGTTTAAGTTCACTAAATCCGTTCTCTTGGTCAACTTCATAAGTATGATGCACTCTACCTTGCAAAACATACTCATATTTATCAGGAATTGGATTACCACTTCCTTTGATGTTAATTCTATCAGGTCTTAATTGATGTAACTCTTTGGGTGTACCTTGTTCTGCTCCTACTTTTAAAATATAAGCATTACCACTTAAAAGCACATAACCAAATAAACTATTAAAAAACTCTGAATAAGATTGTAATGGGTTAGGTCTGTTGAGTAAGTCTATTAATGGGTGTTGTTCAATGATTTGGTCACCAGCTTTAATAATAAAAGGTACAGCACTTGCACCTCTTGATATTTCGTTTACACAACGATAACAAATAGCATTTTTAAGATAACCTTCTTTTGCTAAGTCTTGATACTTGTAACTTTTAATGTCATTAGAACCAACACCAAAATATCCCATCATGTTTGATTGTTTTATCTCTTTTGGTTGTACATTAAAGAGTCGTTGAAAAAATGTTTGTTCTGCCATCAGCTTATTCTCCAGTTTACTTGTCCTTTAGACTTGCTTAGTTCAGTTAATCCCCATACTAAAGCATCTAGTCTATCAGGTGAAGTATCATTCTCGCCAGTATAACTGCACATTTGCGACTCTAACTCTGAAAACACACCTACATGATGTACTCTTCGTTGTTCATACAAAGCTGAGATTGGTTCTGCTCTAAGTATTTTTCCTCTTGTTGCTCTTACACTTCTATAAGGCACATTGAAGTCATAGTTTCTTATAAGCCTTTCAACCAAGTCTCCACCATTGTTTACTTCAGCAACAATTCTATCAGCTTCCCACTCATAAAATGTGTTAACAGCTATTCTACCCCATTTTTCAGGTGTATGCCTACCTGATAAGTCTTCTAACACATAAAAATGATTTTTATAATCTTTGCCTACTACTACTATGCCTGTTTCATCTGAATTTGCATTTGCTGTAACAGCTGGGTCAATAGCAACTATTATTTGCTGTAAGTCAACTTCTTCATCAGTTCTACATTCATCAATAAGCTGTGGTGTCCATAAAGCACCTTCATAAGCTTCTATTATTTCTGCATATAATTCTTGCCTACCTAAGTTTGTACCTTCGTATCTTTCTTTTAACATTTTTAAAGCACTATCGGCTAAGTTTTCTGCATTCTCAAAAGTTGAGCCTGTGGTTATATGTATATCATCTCTTTTCATTAGGTCTTTTATTATTTTGTTTGGTTTTGGAGTTGTAGTAATTACTGCTTGTGGATTATCTCCTAATCTCAATCCAAACATTAATTGGTCAAATGCTTCAGGATAACGCCAAGCTGCTATTTCATCACACCATGCTCTGTGAAACTGTGGTCCTCTTAACCTATCAGGTTCTTGTGCAGCATATCCTGTAATCTTAGACCCATTCCACAATCTTATCTCTGACACACTTGATGAATAACCCTTTTGGTCTTTTGATTTTACAAAACATTCTTTTGGTATGACTTTTAACAATCCACTTTCTCCACCAAAACAAACTCTTCTAAGGTCACCATGTGTGGGTGCAACTACAGCACAATTAACATTTGGATTACGCATAGCATATAATCCTATGTCTTCTGCACCACATCTTGTTTTACCAAAACCTCTTCCTGCCATTACAAGCCATATTAGATAATCACCATCAGGTGCAAGTTGTTTTTTACGAGCAGTCTTTAGCCAATTAGTGTAATGAGTCGCTGTCGCTTGTAAGGCGTTGCTCTTTAACTGAGTCCAATAACTCCATAACTGACTTGAAGGCATCTGCTTCTTTAATAGTTTGGTTGACATTGATATTTTCTGTTACTTCTCCCATAGATATTTTTCCAAGCTTCTGTGCTAACAATAATGAATTAGTCAAAGCAAGAAATTGATTTGGAGCAAATGGTTTTGCACCATTGTTCATAGCGTCTTCATTAATATTCAAATAATAAGTGACTTGATTAATTACATCATTAGCTTTTTCTAATAATCTATCATCAAACTTTACTGAGTCTTTGGCTATCTTTTTTTGTCTTTCTTCATTAATCTTTTCTTGTAGCTCTAAGTTATATTGTTCTCTAAGTACTTTCCAACCTTCTGATTGTGATGCTCTATAAAGAGTAGCTGGTGCTACGTTATATTTTTTGATTAAATTTTCTATTGAGAAATGTTTGATTTTACCTGACTTTGATTCAACACCTTGCACAAACTCAGTTCTAATCTGTGTTTTTAATTCTTCTGTTAATTTTGTTTTGGTTGATTTTTTAGTCATACAGTATCGGATATTATCATAAATAATTCCAAATCGTAAAATATCATAAAAATAAATAATTCCATTTTGTATTAAAATATGTTATAATGGTTATATGAACAAAAATTATAAATTGAAAAGGAAAATAAAATGAAGAATAAAATTAATAATATTTGGTGGGTAAACATAAATGGTTTCAGATTTGTTCAAACCAAGTCTATTGGCTATAAGTGGGTCTATTACAAGACTGGTCTTTCAAGATACAAAAAAATCAGTAGAGTAAAATGGGATAAATCTTGTATTAGGAGTTTAGATGAACATAGATGGCATACTGAAGTAGTAAGTTGGGCAAATGGTCAAATACATCAGAAGTATGATTCTAAAGGTAACCCTTGTGGTGCATCAATCATTAACAATATGTGGCATGAGTCAAATAAAAAATATAAGTGGGGTTATAGAAGAAGAAGCTTTTCAGAAGTAGAACAAATGTATCTCCAACATCTTGAAAAAAAAACTACTAACCAAAGGAAAGTAGCATGAACTATAAACAAGTAAAACGACTTCCCTCTAAATCATTTGGTGGTTGGGAAATGAGAATGAATGGATTACAACAGATAGGTTTGTCTGCTAAAGAGTTTTTAAAGAAATGCACAACCACAACAGAAATAACTAGACAACCTCTATCTAAAGAAGATGCCAAAAGAGTATTAAATAAAACTATCAATAATCAATGTTGGTATTCAGATAATGGTAAATACAAAGTTGTTATAGGTGTTCTATCAGAGGGTGATGGTTTCTGCCATGATAAGTTCTTTGAAGGAACTGTGTGGTTAGCTATAAGAATTAACAATGGAGACGATTACCTTTGTGACTGGCGTGAGTTTCAAGAAATAAAAAACGAACTGTGTGGAGAAGAGTATTGTGGTATAGAACTTTATCCACCTGAAAGCAGAATGGTTGATACTGTAAATGTTTATCACATTTGGGTTATGCCTAAAGGTAAAGACTTACCACTTGGTTATGTTTATAGAGATGTGTCTTTTGACCAAGAGCCAAATCAAAGAAAAGAGAATCAATAATACAAAATGTATTGATTAAATTTACAAATGAATTTATATTGTTAAACCCAAATAAGGTTTTGGGGTTTCAGAGGAGAAACAAATGTCAATAGAATGTCTAAACAAAGCCATCAACCTACAATTCAAAACACAAACACCAACCAAACGACTAGTTTTAATACTTCTTGCAAATTACTGTGATGAAAAGAATAGTTGCTTTCCTTCTTATGCTCATATAGGAAAACTTGCTGGTCTTAAAGATGTAAAACATATAGCTAGTATTATTAAAGAGTTTGAACAACTTGGCTTTTTAAAAATAGAAAAAAGATATAAAGAGAATGGTGGCAACTTATCAAATCGTTATCATTTGACCCTAGAGGGTGTACACACCCCCCCTATGGGTGTAGACACCACCACCCCCCCTGTTCCCACCCCATGCAATACTAAAGATAAAACTAAAGAAGATACTAAAGTATCTTATACACCAAAAGATAAAGAAGACTATGTACCATTAACTGATAAAGACTTTGATGCATTTTGGGAGTTATATCCTAGAAAAGAAAATAAGTTCCAAGCAAAACTTAAATATCTGAGTGTTACGAAAACATACGAATCTGATAAGTTAAAAGAGATGCTTGTTAGATACCTTAATGAGATACAAGTTAAAAACAAAGATAAAAAGTTTGTATG